GAATAATCTTTCAAATTCTTCTTTAGTACAATCGGTAAAAGGTGCTTGAACGTAACTTCCGTTATCATATGGAAGTACAGATAGTCCATTATAAAAATCTCTGTTATCCCAAAACCACTCGCCAGCTAAATCCCAATCTTCAGGTTTTAAACTAATTGTTGCAGATACGTTATGACTATTTGAACCACTTCTGTGTCCAGGTTTAACCCATTCTTGTGTAATTTTTTTAACACGCTCTAATAATTGGAATGGACTTTCAGTTCTTAAAATTGCCCCCTCAGGTGCTTTTTGTGGTACCGAAATAACCGCTGTATCGTGTGGACGGAAAAATTCATCCTCAACTAATTCAGGGTGATTGTTTAATAAATAACTGTAAATTGATTCGTTTTTACCTACACGGATTCTACGGATGTAATAATCGTTGTGCCAAGCGTGAATACCTGATGAAGTTCCTAAAGTTAATGAGGTTGTTCCTGCAGGTTTTACAGTTGTTGTACGAGCCGATTTATTAATACCAATTATCTCAGCAACTCTTGAATTTTCTTCTTTAACAACTTTCGCAGCTTCTTTCATATCATAACCCAAGACAACACCTGAACCAATACCTGTCATAGATACACCGATTAAAGCGTCTTTCTCAGTTGTTCTTTTCCAAATATCACGAAGGTAATGGAAGTTAGTATAACCCGCCTGTAATGTTCCGATGAACGCTGCCGCTTTAACACGAGCGTTTAAATCTTCTTGTGAATCAATGTCAGAAACATTTACCTCACATAAGTTACAGAATTGATTTGGTCTTAATGCGATTTCACAACAAGGGTTTGTTCCCCAATCTTTATCGTTAGTGAAATAGATACCAGGTTCACCTGCTCCTGAAGCCTCAACACGTTTCCATAAATCCATAAAGAAATCTTTAGTGATTTTATGTCTAACCAATGCCGCTGAGTTGTTTGCTCTACCTCTTTGTGGATTTTGTTCCCACCATGCTCCTGACTTACAAGAAATCATCTCTTGGTCATCTGCACTGAATAATGAAATAAGTGCCGCTCTACGAATACCACCTGCTAACACCGCATCTGCAATATGACAAACCATATCGTGAACTTCAATCGGGGTTAATTTATCATCATCCTCTTTTGAATCCAACATAGTGGTTAACTTATAGATACAATCTTTCAATGGTTGAGGACCTGGTGCTTTACCACCTGAAGTTACAAGTTGAGCTCCTTTTGGTCTAATGTCTGAATAATCAAACACAATTGTTGATGACGCTTTACCGAAGTAAGATTTCATTAATACTTTAATTGCGTCTGCCCATCCTTCAATAGAGTCACCGATTAAAAATCTTGTGGTATATTTTGGATTTGGTTTTCTAATTTCAGGTAATTTTTCTACGTGATGTTTTTGAACTGAATAACCAACACCTGTTCCTCCTAATAGTAAGAACATTGACTCAGAGAATGCATCCAAGTGGTCGATAGGTAGATAAGCACAATTGTAGATTCTGTTTGGAGAAATTTCAATTGGTTTACCACCAAATTGCATTGACCTCATTGAGGGTAATACTTTTTTATCATATACCATTTTGTATACTTCTGTAATCTCATCTTTCAATGATGGGTATTTTTTAATATGCATGTTCATATTACGGGTTACCAATTCTTCCCACGTTTCGCGTCTGTTTAATTCTGGTACGAACTTAGCGTACTTCATATAAACTGTTAAATCTGACAATATCTGTTGTGATGCGTCCATAATTTTTTCTTCTTTGTTTATTTAATTTTATATTGTTGTTTTATTATCTTCTCTTTGTTTTCTCTTCTCTAATAGTTCTTTAACCCTATCTCTTTTTCTCTCTTCTTGTTGTTCTTCAAATCCTAAGAATGTTACAGATGACTCTGTGTCTATCTCAAGTAATTCGTTGTTAAACTTACAATTTTCAAATACCACACCATCTTTACCGATACGTGATTTTGTGATTGCTATTGTTGCCAAGTTCATTTCTTTCTGTTGTAATGTCTTAGCCACTGTAATGATAACGTGTCCTACTTGTGCCTTTTTAATTGAACCTCCCATTTGGTCTGTGGTTACAACCTCAGAAGAGATTGATGACCTGTTACCTTGTGTTGCTGTCCAACCAACTAATGATAGTTCGTGACACATCGCCTCAAAACCTCTCATCACCGAACCCTCAGCCTTCCACTCATCCTTACTTGAACTTTCAGGAACCACACAATCTATGTAATCCAAAAGAACCAAGTCAATTTTAGTACCATCAGCAATCATTTTTCTAATTTGATTTTTGATTTGACTCATAGTTACAGTATCTGATGGAAGTTTCTTAAGAATTAATTCATTCTTCATTGTTTCCTTAATCTCAGTAATTTTGCCCATCACCGCTTCTTTGTTTTGAACCAAGTTATCTGGTTCAATACCAGTCCAAAGTGTGAAGTGTTTACGTTGTATAATCTTTGGATTGTCCTCAAAAAAGATTTGAAGAACATTGTATCCAAGATTAAATGCCGTGTTTGCTATCTTAGTTAAGATTGTTGTTTTACCAACTCCAGTGGGTGCTAAGATAACACCAATTTCTCCCTTTGCCAAACCACCTTTTAATAATCTGTCAATTCCTGCGATTCCAATTGGAATTGGGTGTCTAAAGTCCTCATCAAGAACTGTATCTAAGTTGGAGAATATGTCTGTTGTTCCTGTATCTCTCTCCCCAACTTGTAATGCTTCTCGAACAAGTCCTTCAACCTTATCGTAAGATTCGAAATCCCCTTCAGTTATAATCTTTTGTGCTTTATCCATAGCCTTTTGAAGTTCTTGTTGTTTACAGAACTTCAAAGCCTTTTCCTGAACGAACTGAGTTCCTTCAAATGGTGCGTCTTTAATTTGTTTAATGGTGTCAAGAACGATTTTAGCAACCAATTCTTGTGAGATTTCAGACTTTACAATCTGTTCAAGGGTGTCAAAGTTAGGTGTAGATTGATACTTCGAGTGATACTCCTTTGTCATCTGTAAGATGATTTTAAAATACTTATTGTCAAAATAAACACTCTCAATAACATCCATAATTGATGTTGAAAATTCTTTGTCGACAATAAGTTGGTTTAAAAGTTGTATCTGAAATGTGTTCCCTAAGTAATCAAAATTTTTATTCATAAATCGTTTTTGTAGTCCCTTGTTTTATTAAATATAACTTAGTTCAACTCAAATCCCAAATATTCAAAACTTAATTCTTCCTCGGAAAAAATGTCAGTTAAATCTCTCAAAACATCTTTCAAAAATGGTCGTACATCAACGGTATAACGAACTTTGGGTGGATATAATTTTCCATCAAAATATCTATGACAAATTGTCTGCTCTCCAATTCTGATGTGAATATTGAAGTGTTCGCTACCTTCAGTGAATGATGTCTCCATTAGGGTTGGGTCGTTCATAATCGCGTCTTGGTTATCTGACATATAGATAACGGTTTTCATCTTAAGATGATGTTGGAGTTGCTCCTTTAGTTGTTTAATGTAGTAGTACAACTCTAACGAGTTTTTTGCGTTTGGGTTGAATCCTCTAACATTAAAAAACCTTTGAACTACGATGTTGTCATTCAACGTAAGTAAGAATTCCATTTTGGTACTGTCTTGCTCTCTCATATTTATTTTTTGTTTGTATTTCTTTTTTCTTTTCTTGTTAATTTTAGGAATGGTGTTAGGAAACTTACCCAAGCATCATCGTTCTTGGGTAGATACTTAAAGAGACCATCCTCCATCATCATTCTCATTAAGTTTTTGTAACCCCTATCGGTGGGGTCTATTGTATCGTTTAATATCTGTGTTACTAACTCTTTTCCTTCTTCGGTTATTAACGGATTAGATAGGTCAACAATCTTCTTATTTGTACTATAGAACTCTTCACCAAGTATAGACAATTTCGTCTTACCTGTCAAAATATTATTTAAAACTTTAATAGGTTTTTTTTGTGGAATTTTTCCTGCGATATCCAATAATTCTTCGATAGTGCAAGGTTTCTCCTGAACTTGGGGGAAATATTTAACCAATGTTTTTTCACCAAGTCCCTCAATACCAATAATATTATCTCCTTTATCACCTGTGAATACCTTTGTTAATAACACATTGTAATGTGGAATTTTAACTTTGTTAATAACGATGTTATCTCCGTTTTTAAAGTATTCTTTTGTGTTTGGTGCATAGATGGTTACATTATCCGAGATAAGCTGTGTAAGGTCCTTATCTGCGGAAAATATGATGATTTTTTCATCGACCGCAATCTTGCAATAATGCGCAATCAAATCATCCGCCTCATTATTCGCCATTTCAACTTGACGAACAAATATTTCTTCCAAATATTGTTTAACTCTTGATTGTTGATACAAATATGATTCATACTTGTATTCGTTCATATCCAATGTTCGGTTTGCCTTATACTGTGGATATAAACTTTTTCTAACGGATGAATTAGAATCACCGTCCCAAAATACCACTACCTTATCGTGGTTGTGTTCTTCAAGGAATTTGCGGAGTATATTCACAAAGTGAAATACTCCACCCACATGAGCTCCGTCGTTATACACGTCTTTGGCTCCGTGGAATCCTATCTTGAATAAGTTGTTTCCGTCAACTAATAATGTTTTAATGTCTCTTGTGTTTTATAGTGTGAATACTTCTCAATCCTCTTTCTCTTCTTTCAATTCAAAATCTAAAGATGCAATACCAAGAATATCTTTCCAATAGTCAGCATGTTCTTTTTTATAAGCCTCAATAGATATCTTTTCTTCTGCAGCTTCTTTACCCGCCAAGAACCCGTGTGGTGTTACAATTATCTTACCATCTTCATAACCCAATCCATTAATGTGATTCTTCATCACAGAAATTTTAGTTCTAATTGCAAATTTAACACTTCTTTTGTCTTTTGTTGCAGTAATTTTGTTAGTTCCTGCACCTTTTTGGTTACCGAATAAGAATACCAAAGATGAGTTTAACCAAATTGCCTCACCACCTTTAGCTTTAATCTTAGGTTGTCCAAATGGATTATCAGGTAATTCAACCCAAGGTTGGTTGACAATAACCAAAGTGTTTTCGTATTTTGAATCTGATTTACGAGAACCTGAAATACGTTGGTTGATACCCATACCAATTTTGTCTGCCAATACAGATGCGTTGTGTTGCTTTCCACCTTTACCATCAAATGTCATCTTACAAGGAACTGAACCAACAGAATCCCATAAGAACAATAAACTATAATCCAACTCACCTTTTTCTTGCGCATCTAACAAACTATTAATATAGTCGGTGATTTGCTCAATATAATTGAAGTTGTTATTAAAGATGTAGAATCCGTCCCAATCAACTTCTCCTGTTGCTTCATCAACAACTTCTTCACAGTCAAAACCCATAAGTTTTGCGTGTTCAAAAGACCATTTTTGTTCAGTAATAATGAACACAGGTAGAATACCTTTCTTTTGAGCATCAACCGCAGATTTAACCAATGCGGTAGTTTTTCCTGTATCTGAGTGACCCAAGAACATATTTAAATGTCCAATCGCAGGACCAGGTACTCCAACCGCATCTAAGAAATCAGGACCTAAGTCAAAAAATCTTTGGGGTTTGTATTTTGCTGAGGTAGAGAATTTTTTCTTTACCAAGCTGAAATCATTTTTTTTAATTGCCATATTTTTTTTTAGTTAAAAAGAAAAAGCTTGGACACTTTACCTAAGTGAATGTCCAAGCTCATTATATAATTAGAACGGTAAGTCAGAGTCAACTTCATCATTTGCCTGAGAGTCAACAATATCTATTTTAGTTTCAGATTTTTTAGACCCACCCATTGAAGTTGTTGATTCAGTGTCATTACCATATACATAACCACCCTTATCATTATCCCATTTTGGAGTTTCTCCACGAGCGATAGCCTCAAGATAATCAACAGGTTTTTTAGAATAAACATCTAACCAAGTTAATTCATCTTCAACCCAAGCTTTAGACTGAGCAGCTTCTGCGTGTACAGGACCTTGGTCTTCATACATAATTGTAGACACACTTGTGTAATCTTTACCTGCGTTTGTTTTAGATTTTGTTAACTCAATGATTAAGTCACGTCCTTTTTCAGGGTCGGTAACATCACCTTTGTTTCTCCAAATTGGAATGATTTTATCTAAGATACCATCATTCTTATAATTGTGTTTGAATCTCCAAAACTTCGGACCATCTTCTTCGTGGTCTCTGTCAATAACCTTAACAATATAAAACTTACGAGATTTATATTGTTTAGCCAATTCTTTGTCTGACTCTTTGCCAGTTGACATCAATTCTTCATAAACCTCATTTAATGGAGAACGCTCGTTGTCATTCTTTGCTGGGTCATAGAATTTTTGCCATTGTCCACCTACTTGAATTTCGTGGTACCATGCTTCTTTAAATGGTGAAGAACCATCTTGTGTTGGTAGGATACGTATTTTACGTTGTCCTGATTTCTCTTTGTCTCCAAGGATACAAGCGAAATACTTTTTCATTCTTTCGTCTTGCGACATTTTGCTTTGGGCCCCGCCCCCTTGTTGTGCTTTTTCGTACTGTGCCAATACGGCGTCTAATGAACTCATCATATTTTATTTAAATTTTAATTTGTTGGTTTGTTGTATAATTATAATCTAGTTTTGGGTGTTTGTCAAATAAAAAAACCACCTTTTTAGGGTGGTTCTTATTAATATGTTAAATAATATTATTTATATCTTAACTCATCTTTTTGTCCACTTCCTTGGAAGGAGCCCTTGATATCGTTAACATTTATGTCAGTCACATCCTGTGGAGTTAAAACATAATCATTTTTTCCCGTCTTTTCCATCTCATCTTTTTTATCATCAAAAAATTGTGATAATTTTTGATTAAATGGATATGAATCATAGCTTCTTAACTCTAATTTTTCTTGAGGTGTTTTCTCTCTATACTTTTCAATCTTGTTTTCAAGAGCGTTAAGTTTGTTCATAATAGCATCCATCTCACCTAATCTTGATTCCAATTTAGTCAATTGTCCAAATAAGTTATCAAAATAATCATCTTGTTTTTTCTCAATATTTTTTTGAGAATCTACCAATTCAGTAATGTCTAATTCTTCAGAACCACTTTCAGTACCACCTTCTTCAGATTTTCCGTCATCATCAATCTTTTCAACATCAGGGTCATTATCAACATCTATTGGTGTTGGTGCTCCGCCTGGTGCTGGAGGTGGTGGTGGGGTTGCTAATGCATCTGCAGGGGGTGGCGGGGGTGCTGCTCCTTCTTCAGGGGCCAACGCAGCCAAGTCATCACCAGCCTGTTCTCTGATATAATTATTGATACTTTTGTATCTTTGAATTTCACTTAATATTTTTTTATCTAAACTCATTGTATTATCCGTTTAATAATTGTTTAATTCCTCTAGATGTTTCTACTCTAACTTTTCTATTGGCAGTTGTTTGTTGACCAGCTCTTTCGATAAGACCGTCTCTTTCTCTTACAGTATAACAATCTCCAGTATCTAAATCACAAACTTGTTTAGTTCCGTCTCCGTTGTCTTCTTCTGAAAATCTAACTGATTTTCCAAGATAGTTATCTAATGTTGTTTTT